GGAAATAGCGCAGCGACTTTGTTTTGGTTGTTTTCCAATCCACAACAAGGCCCAGGTCGCGGATAAATAAATCAACATGACCCTTTAATCCTTCGTGCGCAACTTCCAATTCAATTAGAAAGTTATCGCCAAAAGGGTCCTCACGCCTGATTGATTTCTCAATCCCTGAGTGAATAAAAGTCCCAAGGATTGCAGCCAGGTGTTCGGTGTCTGAGTTTGTTTTGGGTGTTTGCACCAAGTCGTGCCAAACGCGGCGGCGGCAACCCAGGATTGATGATGGGCCAACCTCGACTTGTTGCGAACGATCACGCTGGCCGTCATAAGCCAATAGTGACTTTGTAAGCATTTCTCCAATGTTTATCATTTAACCGATGCTCGTTTCTTAGCCTTTGCTTTGGTCTTTTTGGCCTTGGCAGGTTTTGATTTAACTGTTGTTTCAGTCACTTCGGCTGTTTCGGCTTCAGGCGCTTCCACTTCCACCACTGGTTCTGCAACCTTGACCCAAGGCGCGTTTTCTGCCTTAAATTTATCTATCGTGTCAAAGGTGTAAGAGGTGATTTGTACGCCGTTGATAACCAAAGGCACCTGGGGAATAACGGTGTTGGTTCGTGTGATTGTCCATTCTTGGGTTGCAATATCTACCTGAACTTTTGTGTTTAAGTTGTTGTTGCCAACACCCACCACATTGTTGGTTATTGGATCAGCAATTGCTTGTAAAACATATTGCTCGCCCGCTTGAAGAGTTGCTCTTGCGTATGGGCTGTTTTTATCCCCACAAACATCTGACGAACAAACAATTGCTTGACCTGTGGCATTGCCGCTTGCATCAACTTTTACCCAGGCTCCCTGAGCAGGTGGCACAAGCGGGTTTTCTAACTTAACGCAAGAGTAAGTGACCGCTTTGGTCGTTGCGTTTACTTCGACTGCACTTCCATAACCTGTGTCGCAACTTGCCTGGGCCTGAGCCATAGGAGAGACAACCGACAGAATTAATCCTGCAACTAATAATTTAACCTTCATTTTTGCCTTGCTCCTTTTCTATACCTGCCAACATGTTATTAAGGCTATGAATAGCCAATTCGCGTGAACAATTAAACTGTTTAATATAGGCATCTATGTAAGCCTCGTAAACTGGGCCGTAGGTTTCGTTCACGACAACTCCATGCTGCTGCGAACAGAGGCGCTCATAGAGCGAGCAATCTCTACCTGAGTTTTCAATCGCTGCACATTTGCACGCGCCGCTTTTACCTGGGCTTCCATCGTTGCAATTTTGAAGTGCTGCTCAGCATTTTCTATAATTGCCATGTCCTCGCGCTCACCTACCGTGTAGTTCTTTCCAGTTGGTGATGATTTGCTGGCCAAAGAAATGCGTGTGCGGGCCATCGCAATTTCATATTCCGCCGTTGTTTGATGAAACTCTCGCTCGGTATTAACCAAACTTTCATGACCTTCATCCACTTCCTTTGATAAAGCGTAAAGGCGAGCCTCAATCTGTTGCGGTGTTACCACTTGCGTCATCATTGGCTTCCTCCTTTACCAGTTTTAACCCCGCGTTCTTTTGGCGCTCTTCAAGTTCGATCACTTTCTTAGCATCGCTTGTTAGATTAAAAGGATCAGGAACCAACTGGAAGCCAGCCTTATCCATGGCCTCAGCCAACTCCTCGGCAAAGATGTCATCTAATTCGGCAGCAACAGCCCGAATGCCCAACTTGTTCATGTGAACCGAGACTACAAAGCCCGCGCTCGGTTCAAACTTCTTTGATTTATCGCTCACAACGCACCTCCACAATGCTTACAAGTTTTGATTTTTCGGATGGAAGTCTTTCGACCATTGACAGAATTTAGCCCAATATAAACAGCGCATTTACCACGCCGCTCCACCAGGCGCTCGATAAGCCCTTCCTTATGAAGGACTGAAAGAACACCCGAGGCTTGGCCGTGATGCCAGCCTGTCTCTTCGGCTAGTTCTTTCCAGGTCATTCCATAAGTTTTGGAAGCGGCAATTATGCGCAGCGTTAAGTTTTGACGGCCCTTGGTGGTTCCATCTTTGTCCTCTTGCGTTGCGCGTTCTTTACTGGTGGCAGTTCCTGACCAGCCTGATGATCCTGCGTATGGAGTCAGCGGCAGTTCTAACGCTTCGGCCATCATTATTCGGCGCTCAATTCAGCAACGCGGTTATTGATTACATCTTTCAGCGTTGTTCCATTTACTGGAGCATCCAAGATTGCTGCGCTGCTTGTCCAAAGATCGCGCAACTTTTCTTTGTCGGTCATCGCTGCAACTGTTTGGATTGAAGCCTCGGCCAGTTTTATTTCATCGGCTGTAAAAGTTGCTTTCTTGGTTGGTGCTTTCCGTGGTTCTGCTTTATAGCGCTCGACCTTTTGCATCTCCTCTTGAGATGGGCGCTTGCCAACTGGTGCGCCAAGGCAAAGAACCGAGTTGCTTAAACATCGCCCAATTGATGAAGTTTCACAGTTCTCGAGGGCTGAGGTTTTGTTTACAAAGCCCGCACCCACGATCTCTTCTGCAAAACCAGTCGAGTGAGGTGTTTGGTCTTTGGGATCTAGATACAAGAACGACTTAGTTATAAAGCGCCGTTCATCCTGGTACACCAGGTCTGTAAGCAATCGGGCTGTTGGGTATTTTTCGTACAGGCGGCGCAAGCGTGACTCCACCGTTTCATAGTCTTCCAGGCTGTATTTCTCGGCCATGGACCTTCCTTTCGTTTGGGGGCTTTCGCCCTGGTGACGATAGGTTCCCATAAAGATTACAGAATGTGAAGGACCCCAAGTCGGGCGCGGCGGATGCATTACAGGCGGGATTACAGGCATAATTTCAGGCAAAGGGGGTCCAAATGGCTGCTGATAAATCGCACTACACCCACATGGAAATTCGCTGCGGTGGGCTTATTGTGCAAATTGGCACAGAAACTGAATACCCTGATTTGGTTGATGATTTAGCAAATCGAATAATTGCTGTCTATAAAGAGGCCATGGCCCATGCCAAAGAGAACGGTATCGATGTTAGCGATATGCGATTGATTACATCAGATTATGGCGATGAGGAAGAGGATGAATAATGTGCAAAGAATGTGGACATTGTTCTAAGGAACATTCTTACTCTGTTGACGATGCTGTGGATGCGGCTGAAGCCTCAATCTAGCCAAACTTTGTAAGCAGCAGTAACCCGACCCTTTACTGGATCAATAAAATGAAGGCGCTGCGATGGAGTTGCGCTGGCAGCCAACATAACACCCGCGTAACGATTGTCGGACTCTGTTGAACCTGTTTGATAAACCGCCCCGAGTCCGTTGGCCATAGACCATTCTGCGTGCGTGTGATAGTGGCCAATATAAACATCTCTAAATTCCCAAGGGTATGAACCCGAGCGCCATTTATTTGCGTGTTGAACAATAGCGCCAGGAGAAGCAAAACCGTTACGGCCAACTTCATCTCCGTGAATTAGAAGCGCTCGGTAGTTGCCAATCTCAATGCGCTGAATGTCCTCGGGGCAGTCTTGCCATACCAGGCGCTTTTCTCCTTGAAGCAACTGATGAGCCAACTCGTAACACATACGATCAAAGTTGTCAGATCGCGGAACATTGTCGCGCTTTGATCCAATGCGGCCGTGATTACCCCATTCGGGAACAACTGTTACCTTTTCATAATTAGCCAAGGCAAACCTGACCACATCAACACAAAGGCGTGAAACATTTACATACTGTTCAAACAAAGTGCTGTCGATTTCAAATGCCTGGCTTGGAAAGTTAAACAACCCTTCAACCATGTCGCCGCCAAAAGCGATGGTTACCTCTTTTACAGGGTGATCAGCGCGTTGAATGTCGGTAATTCTTACGGCTTTTTCTGCAAATTCCATCACGCGTCTGCGCATAATGTCGGAGTTATAACTGACGGTTCGTTTTGCGCCTTGCCAATCTGTCATGTGCCAAAGAGCAACTTCGCCTTTGGTCTTGCGCTTATCAATAGTGATGGCTGGGACTGGGGGTATTTTGCCAAAAGTAAGCATCGCATCGTAAGCGGCTTGCCTGGTGGCAAATACCAAATCCTCGTTGCGTTCTTTAGATTGTTTTAATTGTTTCTGTAATCGCAACATAGCCTGGCGTAATTCTTTAACATCGCTGGACTCTACGCCTTCAGGCATCTCATCAAATTGATCTTTAAGACTCATCTAAAGCGATCCGTTTCCCTAATTCCGAATAGCCTAATTTGTCCTGCCAAGAGTCCTCGTGTGTTGGGTTGTATGCACAGCGCACCGTTTTAAGCCAATCCATCATCAAAGCAATCTGATGAGGCGGAATATCATCAACCCCTAAAATGGCACCCCAACCACGGCCCACGGCGGTGAAGTTATCTATTGCATCGCCATACATTCTGCCGCGCTCTTTAATAAGAGCCTCTATTCTTTCGGACATCGACAAGTGCCGTTTCTGTGAAGCCGTATGGTGTCGGAACTGCATTTCATTCCTTCGGAACGCAGCGCTTGCACTATAAGGTTTGTTGGGTAATTTTTGGCCCAGGCATCATCTAATGTTTTCTGATCTGCTTTAGAAAGACTTTCATACATTTGTTGATAGGCACAAATACCTGTTGTTCGGCGGATTGTTCGTTTAGACAAGATTTCAGTAAATTTATCATTAAGCGCCATGTTGCCTCCTATAGCCTCAAGGTTACATCAAGAGTTAGAAAAGAGAAAGCACCCGACAGGTTGGTGTCGGGTGCTTTTGTCCAGCAATTATTTCTTTTTCTTAGTGGACTTCTTTGCAAGCGCTTTGATTTCGACATCTACCGCGTTGGCAATAAAGCCAAAAGCAGGGTCTTTAGGGTTGATGGCTCTGATTGCAGGGCCAGCAACTGCGGCTAATCCCGCAATAAC